ATGCCAATTTGCCAAGTACCGCAACTCAAGACAATTCTGGCACAACTAACAATTCCGATAACTATGATCCCAATGCCAGAAACAATGATTCCACTGGTGATACCCAACGTTCCAATGCTGATACTCCAACCATTGTTGGTGGCGGTGTTTCTAATACCGGGGTATTACCTAGTACAAATACCTCAACAGTTACCATGGGCAACTTTTTGAATTCGTCGGTCATGCAAAATGCCAGTGGTGGTGCATCCGGTTTACGATTGGCCAGTATTTTTGATCGTACAGTGGTGGGTACCGGATCCAGCATATCTAACACATTTAATCCTGTGGTCAATGACTTTATACAACCAGTCCTACCACCGGCGCCGGCAGTTAGCAATGGTGTGATAGTAGCCACTGGTATTGTGATACCCACAACCGCACAAGTCAAAGATCCACAAGAAATAGCAAGAGACGCCTAATATGCAAAACGTTGAACGCAATCGCGGCAGACCAGCCAGTTACAAACAGGATCGTGGCGGTACTCCGGCGGAGTACGGGCCATTCCGTGGCAAGATCATGAACAACATAGACCCTATACGTAGTGGTCGTTTACAAGTCTATATTGAAGCATTTGGTGATGGCACCGAAGATGACAGCAGCAAATGGATTACTGTGGGATATATGCCACCATTTTATGGAGCCACACCCACAGGCAAAACTCCCAATACCGGTGATGGCACATATCCCGGTAATCAAAACAGTTACGGTATGTGGTTTACGCCCCCGGACCTGGGTCTTTATGCGATTTGTATTTTTGTAGATGGTGATCGCAGCAAAGGATACTACATTGGTATTGAACCAGTCAACGGTGTAAATCACATGATTCCGGCCATAGGTGCCGAGAGCAATTATATCCCGGCCAATGCCAACCAAGATGCCTATTTTGCCAATGCTGAACGCATGCCGGTTACAGAAATCAATACCAACAACAGTCGATTAGATAATGCTGGTAGATTTTTTGATCAAGCCAAACCAGTGCAAAGTGTAGTGGCCGCCAGCATGTTCCAGCAGGGTGTGGCCAAGGATCCCGAGCGTGGTCCCATACGCAGTTCCGCACAGCGCGAAAGCCCCAGCGCCTGTTTTGGTATCAGTACTCCTGGCACAGCAGTCTATCAAGGTGGTCTCAAACCCAGCGATATCCGCAAAAAGCTCAATAGCGGCACAGTCAAACCCAATGAACTGGAAGTAATTGCTCGCATGGGCGGTCACACCTTGACCATGGATGATGGTGATATTGACGGTAACAACCAGTTGTTCCGTTTTCGCACAGCCAAGGGTCATCAGATCATGATGAATGATACCAACAATTTCATTTACATCTTGCATGCCAATGGTCAGAGCTGGATTGAGCTAGGTGTAGAAGGTACTGTGGATGTTTATAGCAGCAACAGTATCAATCTGCGTACTCAAGGTGATATAAATTTCCATGCTGATCGCGATATCAACATGTGGGCCGGACAAGATATCAAAATGCATGCCCGGCGCGATTTGATACAGGAAGCTGATCGTAACTTTGCACTCACGGCACAAAATGACTTGAAAATCTACAGCAAAAACACACTGTATGTCAAGGCCGACGGCGCTATTGGTATACAAAGTGCCAGCACCACTTGGAATTCAGGTAGCCAATTTACCTTAACTGCGGGCGGCATTGATTTCAATGGTCCGGTGGCCCCTTCGGTTGCTGCACCACAACCTATACCCAAAATAAAATTGGATACAGTAAAATTCAGTACCAGTGAGGGGTGGTTATTGGATTCCGGTAATCTTGAATCTATTTGTAATCGAGCTCCCACTCACGAGCCATGGCCCTATCATAATCTTGGTGTGAATGTAGATATACAATATGAGCAGGGACAACCCACACCACCCCCTGCAGCACCACCCATGCCCGCGGGGGTAACATTGAGGGCCAAATGAACGTCTATACCTTTACCAATCCCATTAATGGACAACAATTCCAGATCGAAGGGCCTGATGCCTTGACTGAAGCGCAGGCTCGGCAGATTTTTCAGCAACAACTAGATGCTGGTAGTTTGGTGGGACTTAAATCTGGAGACCTTATTAACAGCGCCACACAGTTGGCCGGGGGATTGAAATCTGCGGCCAGCCAGTTGAGTCAAAGTTTGGCCGGGGTAGGGGGATCGACCCAAGGTGCATTAACTGGAGCATTTGATGCAGCCACTCAATCCGCATCGTCTATAAATCTAGGATCAATCACTGGCACATTACAGAGCGCGGCCGGCAAATCATTGGGTGCTATCAACAGTACAATCAATAATCTGGTGCCGGCTAATCCCATAAACATCGCAGATCTGTCCAAACAGGCCACCGGCCTGGTACCAATACAGGGACTGAGTCAAGTGGATGTACGTGCAGCCATGAGCTCGGTGTCCACAGCAGTGGATCAAGCAGCCACCGTGCTTAGTGATGATAAAGGCCTGGGCAAGTTTGGATTAGATGCTACTCAGCTAGAACGTGCTGGTATGCTCAAGCCCGGGACAGTCAGTACATATCTATCAGACGGCGCGGCCAATCTATCGCAAGTATTGAACAGTCCCTCGGTCTGGACTGGCGCCGGCGGCATAACAGATGTATCAAAATTGTTGGAATCCGTGCCCAGTCAAGAAAAGATACAACAACAACTTATGAGTCAGGGGCTGAGTTCGTTGAAAGATCTAGGTATACCAACTGATCAATTATCTGTTGATGCATTATCGGGCACGGCATTAAATGCAGCCAAGAGCCTGGGTGATGCTGCAAAATGGGCACAGAATCTACCCTTACCAGCAGAAGTAAAATCCGCACTAGATACCGCGGCACGAGACGGCGCATTTGCCACAAATTTTGCCAATCAAAATGCCAACGATGCAGTGTTACAGCAGGATCCGGCACAACCGGCATCAGATACTGCGGATCGAGCCACAATTGATGCAGCCACAACACGGGTTACCGGTAGTGACAAAGTGCCAGAAGTCAACTATCAATCAGGGACCGCTAAAGACAGTATTATCAAACTGGTGCAAAGTTTTTCTGACAACAGTAATCAGGATTTAGAAACATACAAGAAGCTGAACGCCAGCATCTCTGATTTATCAAAGGCAATCACAGAAGCCAAGACCAGTAATGATCCCATAAAATTATCCGCTGCGATAGACAAGACTAATAATACCATATCTGATTATGAAGCGTTACAGGGAGACTTGCAAGGGTTACAACGACAAGTTACGTATCTTACCAAGGAGTGGGGCAACAAGCCCACAGGGTACACCACAGTGGAAACTCTCCAGGGAAGAGTTTCTTCGGCCTTGGCCAATCTTGAATCTAGCCTAGAAAAGCTCAAAAAACAACTGGCTAGCCAGTCTGGCTAACATATAAATATCACTATGACTACCTTTGTTGGATTCAGTACGGTTAACCGTAGCAAAAAATTTACCCTCACCGACTTTGATCTCATCAAACAGGATCTCATCAATGCTTTTAATATTCGCCAGGGTACATTGCCGGGTCGCTGTGGTACCGGAACTGCGATTTGGAATTTCTTGTTTGAAAACCAAATTGAAGAATTACAAAACAACATCAACCAAGAGATCCAACGCATGGTGGCCCAAGACCCGCGCATACAGGTGGCCAGTGTACAGGTTTTCCCGCAACAGAACGGTATTTTGATCCAATTACAGGTACAAACTGTGGGTAGCACCACGGCAGAAATACTCAGCGTATTCTTTGACCAGCAACAGCGCCGCGCCAGTTATGTATAACTGAGTGGTTTTTGTTTCCCATAAATAACAGAGAAGCAAAAAAGGCGTATACCAATGGCACAAACTACCCGACAGACCGCGATATTTGGTGTTGAAGACTGGAAGCAGATCTATCAAACTTACCGCGAAGCCGATTTCCAAAGCTATGATTTTGAAACTCTACGCAAGAGTTTTATAGATTATCTGCGTCTCTATTATCCAGAAACCTTTAACGATTATGTTGAAAGCTCGGAATTCATCGCTCTATTGGATATTATTGCTTTTATGGGTCAAAGCCTGGCATTCCGCAATGATCTCAATACTCGAGAAAATTACATAGACACAGCCGAACGCCGGGATAGTGTGGTTCGTTTGGCAAACTTGATCAGCTATACAGCTAAACGCAATACCGCAGCCCAGGGTCTGCTTAAAGTATTCAACGTGACCACTACTGAAAATGTGGTAGATTACAATGGCGTAAATCTCGGTAATATCACTGTGAACTGGAATGATCCCACCAACCCCGATTGGCAGGAACAGTTTACCACGATCATTAATGCGGCCTTGATCGATACCCAAAAAGTAGGCCGTCCCGGTAGTCGCCAAAGCATCTTGGGTGTATTGACTGATGAATATGCTGTAAATCTCGTGCCCGGCTTCTTGCCCATAGTGAGTTATACAGCCACAGTTGATGGCATCAACATGCCGTTTGAAGCCATGAGCTCAACAACTGTGGGTGAAGATTACATTTATGAGCCTAGCCCACGTCCTGGCACCAGTTTCAACATGCTGTATCGTAATGATCAGATGGGTTACGCCAGTCCTGATACTGGGTATTTCTTCCTGTTCAAACAGGGTGTGCTACAAAATCAAGATTTTAACTTGGCCGAACGTGTGGCTAACCGTACAGTGAATATCAATATCGAGGGTGTCAACAATACCGATCGCTGGTTATTCCAATTAGACAACGTAGGCACAATTGCTCGTGAATGGAACTATGTAGAAAACATCTATTCCGCTGCCGGACAACAGCAGCAACAATTACGCCCTATCTATACCACTACCAGTCGAACCAATGATCAGATTACCATGGTGTTTGGCGACGGCGTGTTTAGTGAAATACCTGTGGGCACATTCCGGGCCTATGTACGTGCCAGCAATGGTTTACAGTACATAATCAATCCCGAAGAAATGCAAAACGTAGTGATACCAATCAACTATATCAGTCGGAGTGGAAATCTTGAAACAATTACTTTCACTTGTGGTATCACCAAGCCAGTAAGCAACGCGCAGTCACGGGAAAGCATTGACGCCATTAAACAACGTGCTCCAGCACGTTACTACACGCAGAATCGCATGGTCAATGGTGAAGACTACAATCTATTTCCGTTTACGGCCTACAACAGCATCATCAAAAGCAAAGCTGTAAATCGTGCCAGTATTGGTACCAGCCGATACCTGGACCTAGTGGATAATACTGGAAAATACAGTAGCACCAATACCTTTGGTAGCGATGGTGCCTTGTGGCGTGAAAACGTACTGCCCACGGTACTGTTCTCGTGGACCAATCGAAATGAAATTGCTGATGTGATCACCAATCATGTTGAGCCCGAAATCACAGCCAACACCATGCGACAATTCTATTATGAGAATTTCCCGCGTGAGGCCATGAACACCTTGGACATAGTATGTACAGCCACCACAGCCAGCGTTAATACCATCACTGTGGGTGGTTCAAACTCGCAGGATTTTTTCTCTCGTTACGCTTACTTGGGTGCACCATTGACGTTTACTGAAACTGTAGCTGGCGGACTTATCGCAGGCTTGACTTACTATATCATAGCCATTGATGCACTTAATTCCACAATCAAGGTCAGCACAGCACCACAAGGTTCAACCATAATATTGACTACCACCAGTGCTGTGATGCCGGCGGTTGTGAATCTTAATACCTATGGCAGCACGTGGCATCAAAGTACCACATTGGCCAACGAAACAACAGGCTATTTTCAGAATGCATCTGGAGATCCTGTTGCAGTAGGTAGCACATCCACCACACGATTCCAATTTGCTATTGTGGGAAGTCTTATACGATTTACAGCACCGTCTGGCTATTATTTTGATAGCAACAACCATCTACAGATCGGTTCTCCCAGCAAGGCTGATGAACATTTGGAAATCTGGGCCAGCCCCATTGCTGTTACCGGCGATGGGTACAATGGTGGTCGAGGAAATCTCACTTCGGGTCTAGGCCCGGTAGTGCTTAACAATTTTGTACCCACTGGTGCCATCGTTGATACGATTATACCGTTGTTTGTGACCAATCTTCCCACATCGGTGCAGTTGGCCATGACTGAACAGATATTGCTGTTCAAGACGTTTGGGCTAGGATATGACAATAATGGTAGCGTGACAGGAACACCCTATTCATGGTACATCATCACAGCCAACAACATCAATGTTGATGCGACGTGGAGTCAAGAATATGCCGGCAATACAACGGGTGCCAATCTTGACTCGTCATGGTTGGTTCAATTCGTTGTTGACAATCAAAACTACACTATTTCTTTCCGCGGACTAGCCTACAACTTTGGTAGTGTTCTCCAAACACGATTCTTCTTTTACGGCGGAGAAAAAATTTACGACAGCCGTACTGGTACTGTGATCCGAGATTTTGTAAATGTGCTGGCAGTAAACACTCAACCGGACACTACACAACACCTGCCCGGTGATATACCCATGACCATTATAGGTCAACCTGTGGAGTCTGATGGTTATGTAGATGATTTTCAGGTGCTGGTAAGTTATCAGGATCGCGATAATGATGGTGTACCTGACAATCCCGATTTCTTCAATGAGATTGTGGCACCCGATGTCACACCCACTCAAAAATTGATTTTCCTTCAACAGACTGTGGACTTTGATAATTTACAACGATACCTCTTGGTTGAACCCGGTGTGGTCAATAGTGATTATGCCACACTAGATGATATTGAACTGGTCAAAACACAATGGACACCGGGACAGGTTTTTTATGCCTACGGTGATCAATTGTTCTATCAGCTGTCGGTTAACACCAGTGGAGTATTGGTAGTAAACGCCGTGACCGGTTGGATAGCACGTACCGGTCGACAAAGTCTGTATTTCCAGTATCGGCACAATGCACCACTCACTGCCCGTATTGATCCTGGTACTACCAACATTATTGATCTATATCTGGTGACACAGCAATACTACAATGCCTATCAGAATTGGTTGCGTGACACAACCGGTACTGTGATTGAGCCCGATCAACCCACTATCGGTGAACTCACTGCTGCATATCAAGGGCTAGACGATTACAAGATGCTCAGCGACAACATCGTGATGAATTCTGTGACATTTAAACCCTTGTTTGGTGCCAAAGCACAGCCCACACTAAGAGCTACTATCAAGGTAATACGTGAACAAAATAGCACTGCCAGCGATTCTGAGATCAAGACCGCGGTGCTGGCTCAGATGAATGCGTATTTCAGTATTGACATTTGGAATTTTGGTGATACTTTTTATTTTTCAGAGTTAGCAGCTTATCTGCATCGTACATTAGGCACCATTATCTCTTCTGTGGTGTTGGTACCGCTAGATCCACAAAAGAGTTTTGGTGATCTCTATGAGATACGCAGTCAACCCAATGAAATATTTGTTAATGGTGCTACTATCGACAACATCGATGTTATACAGGCTCTTACCAGCACCAACCTTCGTACCGCACCCGGCAGTGGAGTAGTTTAATGGCTCGAACTAGAACAGTAGATTTTCTTCCAGAGATTTTTCAAACCGATACCAATCGCCAATTTTTGGCAGCTACATTGGATAATCTGGTGCAGGAACCACAGTTTAAAACCACCCAAGGCTACATTGGAAGAACTGTGGGGCCTGGTGTCAATCCCGATGATCATTATGTAATTGAGCCCGACAAGACCCGAGCAGTGTATCAATTGGAACCCGGTGTGGTCAGTCTAAATCCGGCAGATACTCGTAGTATCACCGATGCCATCACATATCCTGGTATACTGGATGCCATATCTACTCTTGGCGGTATGGGATCAAAACCAGATCAGCTCATGCAGAGCGATTATTATACATGGGATCCATTCTGTGACTTTGACGCATTTGTAAATTTTGCGCAGTATTATTGGTTACCCAACGGACCGGACGCTGTGTCGGTTAATTCAGCTGGGGTTCCCATTGTCGAAACATTTGATGTTACTCGCGGCCCCACTGGATATAGTTTCAGCGGTGTGGCCGGAACCAATCCCACTATAGAATTGGTGCGAGGTGGAAATTATCAGTTCCGTGTGGCACAGAATCAAAAAGAAACTGTCACGTTTAAAGTTAGCAACAACGGATTGGTTGGTTACACAATCGATAACGCAGTAAACCCCACGCTGACTCTGGTGCGCGGTAATACCTATTACTTTAACTTGGTATTGCGTGGACCCTATCCGTTTTGGATCAAGACACAAAATCAGTTGGGTACTGGATATGCCTATAATGATGGCGTGACTCGTAATGGTTCCATCACGGGCCTGGTCACATTTGTGGTACCCCAGGATGCACCCGATACTCTGTACTATGTAAGCGAAAATCAAACCAATCTACAAGGTATGATCAACATTGTTGATGGAACCGAGGGAACCGGCCCCGGATTTTGGATTCAGACCGAGCCGGGAATTTCGGGACGACAAACAACTAGCCCAAATCTTTCCACACGCGAAATTGTGGGTGTGGTCAATAACGGCGAAGACCTTGGCACTATAACATTCAACGTGCCCGGCCGCACCAATCAACAGTATTTTTATGATTTGCCTCTGTTTAGTTTGCCGGTTGATTTGATCACGGATCTGCAACTTAGCGATCTGCAAAATCAAAGCGTGGATTCATTCATTGCCACTTATAATGGCATTGATGGCATAACCAGCCTCAATAATCGCACTGTTATTTTTACAGGTGATGACCCTGGTATTGAACCACCCAATACGCGACAATTGTATCAAATCACTTACAACTATATTGATAATCTGGCCTACATGAATGTGACCAAGATTAGTGATATCCCTACACAGAGCAAGTGGTCAATACGCTATGGCGCCAAATGGGCCAACACTCAATGGTATAAAACTCCCGATGGCAGCTTCGCGCAAATACCTGCACTAACATCAGCTCTGGATACACTCTACTATCAAGACGGTATTAACTCGGGATTCACAGGCCAAATCAAACTGTTAGAACCCGCAAATAGTACCACGATTTTCATTGATGATATTCTTGGCAAGAAAAACTATACCAGTCCTAACGGAGTGGTGTTTACCAACGGTCTCAAAGTTTACTTCCAAGGTAATATCATACCCGAAAGCTATGCCAGTGATACCATATCATTTGAATGTACACAGACCACATCTGGACAAAATCTCATAGCTACCTATGATACCAGTTTTCTATATCGTGGACAAAAAGTAATTTTCTCAGCAACTACTCTAGGCGGTCTAGAAGCCGGTGTGCCCTATTACGTACATCAGGTTTATAACCAGCTGGAATTTTCTGTTTCGGCCACACCCGGTGGCGCCATAGTGCAATTGTTGGATGGTGCTGGTAACATGCCCAGCCAGGCCATAAACCTGCGTGAATATTACGTGAGCGGTGTTGGTACCAGCATACAATTATTGCCGGTTACAGATTTTGTGGTGCCCGAACTCTATGCCAATGACGCCGACTCTACCACAGTGGGAACACAGCCTGCAGATTTTGATTATATCACCATAGATCGTGCCAGCCCTGATCGCAATGCCTGGAGCCGTAGCAACCGTTGGTTCCACATTGATGTTATCCAGGCCACAGCTACCTATAATGATACTCTAGTGGATGTTGACAATCTCAGTAAAGCACGTCGCCCCATCATACAATTTAGATCTGGTCTCAAGCTATTCAATATGGGCAGCCAAGGGATTGATCCGGTGGATGTGATTGATTTTGATCAAACTGATGCTCTCAGCAATGTTGAAGGCGCAACCAGTTATACAGTTTATGGATATCAGTTTATTAATGGCACCAGGGTAATATTTGCCAATGATAGCGATCCCTTGGCACGTAATCGTGTATATGAAGTGGAATTTATCTACCCCGATACAGTGCCACCCATTGCTACGCAACCAGTCATACATCTTCGTGAAGTAGAGGCAGTATTGGCAGACCAATCAGTGGTGATTCTCAATAGCGGCACAATTGATACACCACTTCCTGCGGGAGAAACAGTGGTAATCAATGGCGCCACTATTGTCAAGGGACGTGCGGGATACACTTATTGGTATGATGGTTCCAATTGGATACTAGCACAACTTAAAACCAGCGTACAACAAGCACCACTGTTTGATGTGTATGACATGCAGGGCGTGAGTTTTTCTGACACTGTCAAATACCCTAGTAATAATTTCACTGGTTCAAAACTGTTTAGCTATGCTCTTGACGATACCACTATACTGGATCCAGTACTGCGATTGCCACTCAAGTACCAGACCATAGCCAATGTGGGTGACATTGTTTTTGACAACAATCTCTATAACGATAGTTTCGTTTACACACAAAACAACACCAGCAGCACTGTGATGATCAGCAGCGGTACTCCGCGTGAATACAGCGATCGCACCACCTATCAACGTTTGTTGGGCTGGCAAAATGCTGCAACTACGTCTTTGATATATCAACAATTCCGCTTTGTGTTTACCAGCATAAACCTACAGCTGGATGTGGCTGTTAGCACTCGCCAAGATGTACCGGTGTTGAAAATCTATGTGAATGGTGTATTTCTTTATCCCACAGAGTACAGCTATATTATCAATGGCGACACTACTACGATAACACTGAATTCAGCACCTGTGGCCGATAGCGTGATTGAAGTGTTGGCTCTGAGCGATCAGACCAGCAAGTTGGGATTTTACCAAGTACCCATCAACTTGCAAAACAACCCATTCAACTCCAATAGTGCAGAATTCACTTTGGGCACAGTGCGCCAACACTATCAGAGCATTTGCGAAAACCTAACAGATCTGTCGGGCTTGATCAATGGTGCCAACAACACCCGTGACCTTGGAGACATTGTTCCTTATGGCCTGGTGATTTTGCAGCAGAGCGCACCACTCACAATGGCTGGTTATTTCCTGCGTAGTAACCAGTTTAATATCTTTAACAGTCTGGTATATAACGGTCGCGAATATACCAAATATAAAAATCTGATTTTACAAAATGTCACGCAGCAGACCTTGAATTTCCAAACTCCAGCTGAAATACTAGACACAGCGATTGATTCTATTGTGACAGGTCGTGTACAAAATCAACCTTTTTACTGGTCTGACATGTTGCCTTCGGGCGCCGAATATCAAGAAACGGTTTATCAGATCAATTTCATCACAACCACTGTTTTCAATACTTTGCAAACTTACGATTATACCAGCGCAAATTATCTAGGCATGGATGTGTATCTTGATGATACCATATTGATTCGTGGGCGTGATTATGTAGTTGAACCAAATGCTGCTCACATACGTGTGCTGATTACTCTACAAGTGGGTCAAACTCTGACCATACGAGAGTACGCCAGCACCGCGGGCAGTTTCTGTCCTAACACCCCCACCAAATTGGGATTATATCCGGCCTGGGAACCAGAAATAGTTATTCAAACCACTACACTGGGTGAGCAAGGCATGATCATTGGTCATGATGGTAGCGCCACACCTGTATTTGGTGATATACGCGATCAAGTGTTGCTGGAATTTGAACGCCGTATCTACAACAATCTCAAACTGGACGACAATCCGGTACCTCTGACCATGGCTGATGTATTGCCGGGAGAATTCCGACGTACTGGATTCACCAATAGCGAAATACAGACAATCTTGAATCAAGATTTTCTCAGCTATGTGGCCTGGAACAAGCTGGATTATACTCGGCAAGAATATATCTCCAGTAATGAATTCACCTACAATTACAACTCTAGCCAAAGTTTACTTGACAATGGTTACTTGCCCGGCGCCTGGCGCGGCATCAATCGATTCTTTTACGATACTCAACAGCCACAAGACACTGCTTGGGAAATGCTGGGATTTTCTCGCAAGCCCGACTGGTGGGATCTTACCTATGGTCCCGAACCCTATACCAATGGCAATTTTGTGTTGTGGGATGACCTTGAAGCCGGTATTGTGCGCGATCCCCTGGGTGCCTATGTAAACCCTTTATATGTGCGTCCCGGTCTTACACAAGTGATACCCTCTGGCAGCGAGGGAGAACTATTACCGCCCCTACAATCAGTGGTGGGGACTTACGATGCTCAACAATTTGAAAAGAATTGGAGTTTGGGCGATGGTGGTCCAGTAGAAGCTTCATGGTGGAACAGCAGCCTGTATCCATTTGCTGTGATGCGAGTATTGGCATTGACACGTCCGGCCAAATTCTTTTCTTTATTTGCGGATCGTGATCTGTACAAGTATGACACAGAATTTAACCAGTATCTCTACAATGGACGTTACAGACTAGATGCCAGCAACCTAGAAATTTACGGAAATGGGGTCAGCAAGGCCAGTTTCATTGACTGGATTGTGGATTACAATCGACAGACCGGCCTAGACAGTACCACACGATTGCATGATGACTTGGCCAATCTAGATGTACGTTTGTGCTATCGTATGGCCAGTTTCAGTGATCCACAATATATCCAACTGACTACAGAGCGCAGCACACCGGGTAGCACCAATACTGGGTTTGTAATACCGCCCAACAGTTATGATCTGCTGCTATACAAAAATCAGGTGTTTGCCGAGACTACCTATAGCTCGATCATGGTGCAACGAGTTGACAACGGATATCAGATATTTGGTTATAGTACCCTGACTCCCTATTTTACAGCATATACTGCCATGGCCACTTCGACACCACAGACGTTTAGTGCCGGTGGTGTTACTGTGAGGATCAGCACGGTATTCAGCAACCAAACACAACAGATACCTTACAGCAATATATTTGCCGACGAGTCGGCTGTGGCAGAGTTTTTGTTGGGGTATGGTCGTTGGCTGGAAAGTCAAGGTTTTGTGTTTGACACTATTGCCAATGGTTATGTGTTGGACTGGACACAAATGGTTGTGGAATTCCTGTATTGGTCAGGGCAAGGTTGGGGGAACAATAGTTTAATCAATCTCAATCCCCTGGCTCAACGTCTCCAGATCACTCGTGAACAGTCCATAGTGGATAGCATCGTAGCTCAAACTGCCGACAACATTCTACTAGATCAAAATCGTCGGGAATTGCCCACACGTAATCTCAACATTGTTCGTTTGGGCAATACATTTACTGTGGAACCCTTGACCGATCAAAGTCTCAGTTTCATAGATCTACGTTATACCAGCTACGAACACATGATAGTTCTCAATAATCGTAGTGAATTTGGTGATCTCATATATGACCCCATTACTGGTGCACGGCAATTTAGATTGAGTTTACGCGCCAACACCACTACTCAGTGGAATGGTAGTGTAGATGCGCAAGGCTTTATTCTCAACCAAGACAACATACAAGAGTGGACTGGCCTCCGTACTTACAGCAAAGGTGAACTAGTCAAACACAAGGGTAGTTATTGGAGTGCAGCCACAATTGTACAACCCAGCACCACCTTTAACTATAATGATTGGTTGCAGAGTGACTACACTCGTATACAGCAGGGTCTACTGCCCAACTTGGCCAACAAGAGTACTCAATTACAGATTACCTATGATATCAATCAAGGCAATCTTGATCCCGAAGAAGATCTGTTCAGCTTTGGCTTGATCGGGTTCCAACCACGCCAATATCTGGCAGCATTAAACCTCGACGAAATCAGTCAGCTCAACGTCTATCGACAATTTTTGGGCAGCAAGGGTACATTGCTCAGTGTGGAAAATTTACGATCGGCGCAACTCAGTAAAGAACAAGCCGATTATGATGTTTATGAAAACTGGGCAATCCAACGTGCAGTTTATGGAGCCAATGCCAATCGCTGTTTCTTTGAACTCAGACTCAACAGCGCATTACTTACTGCCAATCCCAGCACTATACAGATCATAAATGCAGGTCAGTTCAGTCCTGCAGATCAAAGTGTGCCAGTTGGTACTATCTGGCGTGAGAGTTTCAAGATAACTTCGCCTGATGTATTGCCTACTACTACACAATTGCCCACTGACACTGGATTGCCCACAGCAGGGTATGTCAATCTGGACGAAGTTGATGTCACAGTGTTTGACATCAATGATGTTACCAGCCTCTCGGCCAATCTCAGTAAAATTCATGAAGGCTCCACGATCTGGGCAGCAAAGGTCAATGAATACGACTGGAACATTTATCGAGCAGATTCAGTTCCGGGTACCATAAATCATCTTTGCGACAATCTTGATGGTACCAGCTTGGTAATCTTTACCAAACAGCACAACCTACAACCTGGCAATAAACTGATTGTAAGATTCTTTGATTCCGCAGTTGATGGTGTTTATACAGTGCTCACAGTGCCCAGCTTGGAAACTGTGACCATTGCCTACTCATTCCCGCCCGGCGGTCGCAGCGTGATTGATGGCACAGGTCTAGGATTCACATTAAACACCATGCGAGTGGCACAATTTAGCGACTTGGTGAATCTGCCCTATGCCAATCAGCTGGTGCCTGGTGCTCGCGCCTGGATAGATGACAATGGTTCGGGTCGCTGGGCCGTATACGAGAAACAAGATATCTATCAGCCTACCACGACCCTGACACCGCAACTGTTGGATGCTACTGAACAATATGGTAGCAGCGTATCCATGGGTGCAGATCAACAGGCCGCTCTGGTAGGTAGTCCACGATATGGATTTGGTACTGGGACCGAGCGCGGTGCTGTCTACACCTATGTGAAAAATTACTCTGGCACTTATCAACCGGTGAGTCCCACAAATGGATCAGACGCTCTGCTAATTCTTGGGGCCACAGGAGTAAGACACTATGGAACTTCGGTAGATTTTGGTAATCTTGATTGGGCAGTGTCTGGTGCACCCGCCAGCTTGAGCAGCACCAGCCTTGCCAACGCTGGGTATGCTGGTATAATTTATCGAGACCCCAGCGCGGCAGGTCCGGGCGTGAATCCCTACAGCAATTATCAATTGCTGACAACACCGGGCGATGTGGCCGCAGATCAAGCGCAGTTTGGTTGGGCAGTGGCCATGAGCGATGATGAACGTTGGCTATATGTGTCGGCACCTGATCAGGTACATGGCGAAGTGCATGCCTACACTCGTGTGCAATGGCAAAACCAATCGGTCACAGACAAGGGCGATGGCATCACTAAAACTTTTGCTTTCAGCGATCACATACAGATCAGTCTGAATACTCAAATTTTTGTCACAGTAGATGGAGCATTACAGACCCTAGGTGTAGATTACACCGTGGATGCTGGACTAACTCAAGTTACCTTTGCCGTAGCACCATTTGCAGATACAGACATACTGATTCAGAGACGCAATCTAGTATCGTTGAATCCCACAAGTGGTCCTGTTTACAATATCAAACAGTACTTCTTCCAGGTAGATCTAGTTGACAGTGACATCTATAGTTTCCAGGTATTGCTGAATGGTGAACTATTGCGCGCCAACATTGACTACACGTTCAATACCGGTACCAAGGCACTTACTGTACCTGGGTTGGTGCCGACTGACAGTCTGGTTGTACGAGCAGAGTTTTATTGGCGTTACGTTGATACCATAGTACCTCCCACACCCTCTGGCACATTAGCTAGATTTGGTTATAGTTTGGCTTGCACCACCGATGGTCGTCAAGTCTTGATTGGCGCTTTGAATCAAGATGTAAATGGCCAGGTCGAAGCCGGTGCTGTGTACGTTTATGATCGTGATGTACAGCGTTTCCACTACGGTGAAACCAGTACAGTGACTTTCACCGTATTGGGCTCGGCACCAGATCCGCTGGCTGTTTCGGTCTTGGTCAACAACAAATTCTTGACACCCGAGACTAGCGCATTGGTTAATACAGCCAATAGCTTTTCGATCAGTGGCAACAACATCACAGTCAACACCGATCTTGCAATAGGTGATTTCGTAGATATTGAAACCAATCAATTCTCCTTGGTACAGGTTATTGATCAGCAAATACCGGCAGAATTCAGCAATTTTGGCGAAAGTGTGGATATTTGCCGTAACAATTGCAGTCTCTATGTGGGAGCACCACAAAGTAGTTTGCAGATTTTCAAGGGCGGTGTAGTAGAACGCGAAATCAACCAAAGCAGATTATTTGGTAGCACGATCAGCACGATCAAGAATCCCACAGTAACACCCGGGGATACGCTACGTGTGAACAATCAAGATGTTGTGGTTCCCGCAGCCGCTGGATCAGTGTCCAGCCTACAAGGCCTGATAGCAAATATCAATGCCGAAGTGCCCAACGTATCGGCTGTGTTGATAGATGGTCTAGTACAAATAACTGTCAAGAACTTTGCTTCGGCACCCTACGCCAACAAATTGCAAGTGGCGCCCGGTACCGTGGGAACCACGTTTGATGATCTTGGATTTGACACTTTTGTTTTCGCTCAGACAATACAAAGTCCCTATCCGGTCAGCTACGCTAAATTTGGTGGAACTTTGACCATCAGTGATACAGCCACTGAGCTATTGGTATCAGCCACTCGCGGTACCACGTACTTGGTACAGATATTTGATACCGGCCTCACAGAATTTGATGCTGGTGCTACTATATTTTTCAGTGCCACACCTGACAGTGGTGCAGTCTATGTGTTTGATTACCTACCACCAGCCGCAGCCAGTGCCACCAGCCCTGGTGCATTTATCCTGGGACAACAGATTGGTATTCCCAACTTGGAATCGCTAGATGCTCTAGGCACAGCATTGAGTTATCGCAATGGTGTGTTGATGATGGGCGCACCTGGTAGTGATCTTGGTGATAGCAGCAGTTCTGATTATGGTCGTGTCTATATCTGGCAAAATCCCACACGCGAAAGCGCATGGAAACCACTGCATGTACAGGCCCCGGTTGTGGATGTACGTCTTTTGAACGGTGTATATCTCTACAATCTCAACACCTTGAGCACTACAGATTTCCTTGACTTCTTTGATCCCTTGCAGGGTAAAATCTTGGGTGCTGCACAGCAGAACATTGATTTTATCTCGGCCATTGATCCGGCCAGCTACAATGCAGGTCCGGTCAATCTGCGTGGCACAACCTGGGCACAAGACCATGTGGGTCAAGTATGGTGGGATATTAGTACAGTTCGCTTTGTTGATCCAGCACAGGACAATATCGTTTACGCCGCTCGTCAATGGGGTCAAGTTTTCCCAGGTAGCTCAGTGGATGTGTATCAATGGATAGTCAGCGATACTCCACCGGCTGCTTACACAGGTCCTGGTACGGTGCACAACAATTTGAGCTATAGCATCAACTCGGTATTGACTCCGCAGGGAAATATACAAACTCAATACTTCTTCTGGGTACGCGGACTAACAACCACGGCCACCAATAAAGGCAAGACGTTACCGGTGTCGGCGGTGGCGCAATATATTGAAAACCCCAGACTCAGTGGTATTGCATATCTGGCTGCGCTGGATGCTAATACAGTGGCCATTTACAACTGTGCTGGATTACTAGAGGCACAAGACACTGTGTTGCATATTGAGTTTGACCGAGAACTCAATGATGACAACATACACGTGGAATACGAATTGATACCACAGGGCCGAGCCGATGGGTGGATCAGTGACAATCTTTATCGTAAATTGTTAGACAGTTTCTGCGGTGTGGATACTGCCGGTAATTTAGTTCCAGATCCTACATTAAGTCCAGCCGAACAATATGGCGTGCAATTCCGACCCAGACAAAGCATGTTCAATGATAGATTTGCGGCTTTACGTAACTATATCATACGTGCTAACACAGTGATGGCCCAATATCCCATCTCTGAAATGCGTAGTTTTGCTCTACTAAACAGTCAGGAACCAATACCTGCAACCAATTCAGGCGCATACAATTTTGAAGTGGCCAATCTAGAAGTATTGAGTTATCAAAATATCTATACAGTGCCCCTGGGATATCGATACTTGGTACTCAGCGATAGTTCTGAATTTGGTCTCTGGAGTATCTATGAGGTAGGCTCTATTGGTAGCGCACGGCAATTGCAATTGGTGCGAGTGCAAAATTATCGCACATCTGATTATTGGAGTTATATTGATTGGTATCGTCCTGGGTACAATCCCAGCACTAGATGCGTGTTGACAGTACCAAACTATGCAACACTCAGCACCATAACAGTGCCGGTGGGATCCAGTGTTCGCGTCAGCGCCAATTCTCAGGGACAATTTGAGATTTATTTACTAACCGACACCGGTTGGGAACGGGTGGCTTTACAAAACGGTACCATAGCGATCAATAACAGTATCTATGATTATGTGGCAGGTGGTTTTGGTTATGATACTGAAGTATATGATGCTAGATTGTTTGACCAAGCACCCACAACTGAAACACGCAAGATTCTACAAGCGCTCAATGAGGAGATTTTCATTGATGAGCTTTTGATTGAACGCAACAATCTCTTGATGTTGACGTTTGATCTTGTGTTGCAGGAATTCGCAGCACCACAGTGGCTAGTCAAGACCAGCTTGATAGATGTGGATCATAGGGTACGTGGATTGTTGCCATTCCCTAACTATCAACGCGACAATCAGGAATTTGTATCAGACTATATCCAAGAAGTCAAACCCTATCATGTACAGGTGAGAGAATTCAATTTGCGATATTCGGGTCTTGATCAATACTCTGGCGACGATACTGACTTTGATGTACCAGCATACTGGAATACGGACTTGGTACCGGCACAATATACCAGCCCGGTACTCATGCCCTATGCTCAAAGTCAAGCTACTGGCAGTCCTGATACCAATAATAGCAACGCCGAAGCTAACAATCCAATATGGACTCAATGGCCTTGGAGTCAATGGTACAACAATTTCTTGTTGAGCATTGAGAGTATAGACGTATTTGATGGTGGTTTGGGTTATGTTTCACCACCTACTGTGACTATTGAGGGTGATGCATTACTACCCACCTTGGCCGAGGCGATCATTGATGATTTAGGCTCGGTTATTGCGGTAAACATAACTCGCGCCGGCAGCGGATACCGCACTCAACCGGTAGTGGTTTTTTCAGCTGGTGGTACTATCACTGCCAGAGCCTATGCACGTATGACTGGCTTGGGGTTAGGCAAAGTCTATAACTCGTCAACAATACCGGATGTCTATCAACAATATAATCTGGCGCGCAGTGTACGAGTCAATATAAAATTTGACCGATACCAATATCAGAGTCAAGTGGAGATCTGGAGCCCCGACGGAACCTATGCTGATGGTACGTTGGTGAGATACGATGATCGAGTGTGGCGTGCACAAAGCCAGGATTCTACACAAGTGGTTGGACCCACGTTTGATCTTGAAAACTGGGTACCTGTTCCGGCCTCAAGTCTAGGTGGAGTAGATCGCACCCAGGGCTTTTACGTGGCCGGTGTCAATGCCCCGGGTCTGGATCTACCGCTCTTGATTGATGGGATTGATTATCCTGCTGAACAGGTCTGGGGAGAAGATTTCCAGGCCACAGATCCCTTGAACACAATCTATTCCAGCAGCTTTGCTGATATATATTTGGGCACACGCCCCACCGACATCAATGTTGATGGTGGAAAATATCTGGGTCTAACAGAAGGTCATGCACCCCAAGAACTGGTAAATGGTAGCGAATTTGACACACTAGATCTCAGAGTGTATACCAGACCTGGTGCAGATTGGACTCGCAGTGGTCATGGCTTCTCTATTGGATCTCGTATTTTCCAATATGATACCAATACCGATTCGGCATCTTGGGATGGTATATTGTCATTTGTGGCCCAAGTCTTGGTCAGCAATACCACTACCAATCGTGATCTAGCATTGGGTATTGATTACGCTATTGATTGGGTCAATCGCACTGTTTCAATACTGCCCAGCAGCAATGTCAATTATGGTGACAACATCGACATCACTGTGTATGGCGCCGGCGGCGGCAATCAGTTGTACCGCGTGGATCTTACCGGTGCAGATCTGGTAGACAATCAAATCATCATACCTGTTAATGCTGCCGAAATCAACAGCATCATGCTATTGCTAGATGGTCAAGCCAGTGATCTCTATCAATGGGAAGCATGGGTGCCCAGCGAATCGTGGAATATCAACAACAGCTATGATCAAAATATTCTAGTCAACGACCTCAACAGTTTTGGTACTATCTATTTTAGATCTATACAGCCCGTACCTGCAGGGATCACGCTGGATAATTTGTTATATTGGCAACCATTTGTGCCACAACAACAAAGTATCGTGACCATAGATGACACGATAACTGCTTCTACTGGTATCAGTCTCGTGGCATTGGGTCTAGACCAGACCACAGCTGGGGATTTTGTGGTTGGTCGTAGTTATACCATAACCAGTGTGGGCACTACCAATTGGATCAGTATCGGTGCTGCCAGCAACACTGTGGGAGTGACATTTGTGGCCACGGGTGTGGGCACCGGCACAGGACAGGCCACCACGGTCTACGGCTGGAGCACGCCCCAGGTACAATATCAGATTGCTGACAGCAACATAGTATCTTCGGCCACTATCATGCTCACAAACAGTCTCGAAGGCACTAACCCTGCAAATCTAGTGGTCACCAGGAACGGTCTACGATTGACACCAGCGGCTGGCATTGAGTGGATTGGTGATGGTACATCACACAGCTTTGGTTTACCACAACGCCTAGGATATGATTACGGTTGGAACCAAAGCAACATTGATGCAGCCACAGATGTACAAGTGTGGGTTGATAGCATATTGCAGATACAGGGATCTGGCAGCATCGTGGGTGACTACAGTGTTACCAACTGGAGCGGATCCAATACTCCGGGACGCCAGGTGGTATTTGTAAATCCCCCAGCCGACGGCGCACAGGTTTTGATCTCGGTTAGCACCAGATCTGACTATGTCGTGGTTGACAACCAATTAGAAATACGTACCGGTGTGAACCTTGGTGATGTATTTGCTATAACAACCTGGAATGATACCTCACAACAAAACGCGCTTACACAGTGCTTCTATGGGCCAGTTCCGCAAAACACGCCAGTTATTCAAGGATATGATAGCACCAATTATGATCCTGACTTTGTGACTGCCGGCGCAACTGGGATAGTCAATGCTGGTGCATTTTTGGTAGGTGAAACCTATACCATTGTCACAGTGGGAACCACGGACTTCATGGCCATAGGTGCTGCCAGCAATACTGTAGGAGTAACATTTGTGGCCGCAGGTACCCCTGGCACAAATGTGGGATCTGGTACTGGTACAGCATCGGGTACTGTGTACAGTCGCAGCAGCACCACCGATGCGTTTAACAATACATCGGGCAGTTTTGATTATAGCACCAGCGCATTGATCTACAGTAACGAGTTTGATCTAGGTCGCGCAGTACCAGCAAATCGAGTCTGGGCCACACTGGATGGTCAGAGATTGTTTGAAGGTGAAGATTTTGTGATGCAGGGATCTGTATTAGTGTTGAATCTAGGTACTATCAAGACCAATCAGATTCTAGCGGTGACCATATTCACCAACAGCGTGGTACCCGAAACTGCTGAGTTTCGTGTGTTCCAGGACATGCGTGGTGTACAGGCCACCTACCGTATCACACAGGCCACTACCACACGAGTCACGGCACCGATAGCCATTACTGATGATGTGATCTACGTGGAAAATGCTGCGGCACTTACAGCGCCGGCCTTGGCCCTGGGTGTGTTTGGTGTAGTGACCATAGGTGGCGAACGAATCACTTATCGTGAACGCAATCTAACCACTAATTCTATATCGGGCCTGCGTCGTGGTACTGCCGGTACTGCTGCTGACAGCCACAATGTGGGTGACAGTGTGTACAGCATGGGACGCGGTAATCTCTTGGAACAACAGTACCAGGACTACTATGTGAGCGATACCGGTGTAGGCGATGGCAGCACTTCGGTATTTTACGCCCCCAGTATTACCACCCAAGATTTTGGTGATAGCAGCACAATTTGGGTAGACAGCATTGAAGTTTATGTGGGTGGTGTGCGCCAATATAGAGCAGGCGAAGCTGGTAACAGCACATATCACTGGATAGCTACAGATTTTGATCCAGTTGCTATAGAATTTGTGGCGTTGCCGGGTGAGCTAGATCCACAAATAGCACCCCCGCCCGGTGTGGAAGTAGTGATATTACAGCGTCGAGGAACCTGGTGGTATTCTATTGCAACACCGGCTGAACGAGCGGAATCGCTACAGGAAAATCCCGGAGTGGCCGCAAGGTTCTTGACCGATAGATAGGGTGGATAAATAACAAATCATGAATGCAAATACCATTCCCCAGAGCAGTGCTCAAACCGTGGCGCAGCCCACTAAAAAACCCAACGAAAATAGCACCATTAGGGTCGAAGCCTATATGCGTATTTTTGACCCCAAGACCAATCAAACTTTGCGGGAGGGGCGAGCATGATAGAGCCGGGACTATGTAAGATACAGGGTTTCGTAAAAATCTACGACCCCAATAGTGGTGAAGTTCTAGTTGATAAATGCAATGCCATACACTATGAGAATATGAGTATCGCCATGGCGCAATCACTGAGTGATCGCAATCTTGGCTATATCTACAGCATGGCATTTGGTAACGGTGGTAGTTCGGTAGATCCCACTGGCGTGATCACGTATCTGCCACCCAATACCACGGGGCAAAATGCCAATCTCTACAACGAAACCTATAGCAAAGTGGTTGATGAAAACAGCGCAGCAGATCCGGATCCCATCAATAACAAAATGACAGTTCTGCACACCGCGGGCAATGTATATACTGATATCTTGGTCACCTGTTTGTTGGATTACGGTGAACCACCACAGCAGCAGGCCTTTGACAACAGTACCGATTTCAATGGTGAATATGTATTTGATGAGTTGGGACTCAAGGCCTGGAATGGTAGTGCAGAAAATTTACGATTGATCACACATGTGATTTTTCACCCGGTACAGAAAAGTCTTAACAGACAAATACAGATTGACTATACCTTGCGTATCCAGACGTTGAGCAATATCAACGCCGTATAAATATCACAAAGATTAGGTTCTAAACATGGCATATACCATAACACTCACAGACGGCACAGTTTTTGCTACTATCGCTGATGGTTCAGTGAATCAAAGCAGTAGCGTAACTTTGATTGGTAAAAATTACGCGGGGTACGGCGCCTTCCAAGATGAGAATTTTATTCAAAGTCTTGAAAATTTCAGCAGCGACAGCAGTGGAGGAAGCCCCACTTCTAGCAAACTAGCAGCACCATTGCGGGGTCAAATATGGTGGGATAAAACCAATTCGCTACTGAAAGTCTACAATGGTACTGTATGGAAAACCATTAGCGCAGCCACAGCGGCAGCATCGGCACCCACAAGTAATGTGACCGGTGATCTTTGGTTTGATACTGTAAATCAGCAGCTCAAGGTCTGGACCGGATCAACTTTCTTGGTAGTAGGCCCGGCCTACAGCGCAGCACAGGGCACATCAGGTGCCATCCCAGAAACTATTACAGATAGTGGTGGTGCTACCAAATATATCACCAGTCTCTATGTGAACAATGCTCGTGTGGGTATCGTTTACAATGGATCATCTTTTGTACCACAGGTATCTCTGCAGGCCACGTACCCCACGATTTATCCGGGCATTACACTTACTTCGGCCAATAGTTCAATTTTTGCCGGTACAGCAAACAACGCCAATTATCTTAACAGTCTTACCAGCTCGCAATTCATGCGGTCTGATGCCAATACCAGCACCACCGGACGACTGCAAGTCAATAACAACAATGGTCTCTATGTGGGCACTAGCAATGTGCTCAACATCAGCCAGAACAGCAATGATGCCAATCTGTATGCTGCGGTATCGGGCGGAAACCTTGTATTGTCAGCCAACGTAGGCGGTACTCCGGTTGTGTCGGCTCAGGTTCTGGGTGGCAATGGTACATTTGCTATATCTAACGCAGCCACTGTGGGCACCACAGTCAGCGCAGGTGGTAATATCACGGGCGGAAATCTTCGCACTGGTGGTCAAGTTTCGGCCACTGCCAACATCACAGGTGGTAATATCATAACCGGTGGGGCAGTCAGTTCCGCTGGTACAATCAGTGCTGCCGGCAACATCACAGGTGGTAATATCACCACAGGCGGAATCGTCAGCGCCAGCGGAAATATTGTTTCTGCAGCCAATATTTCTGCTGCTATATTCCTAGGCGACGGCGGTTATCTCAGCAACGTTTCTGCGGCAGTGAGCGTAAAGAAGATTGAGTGGGGAAATTCTAACGTTAGTATTTCTGGTTCCGACGGTAATGCCACTGTCAGTATCGCTGGAACCTCCAACGTGGCGGTGTTCACTACCGCAGGACTTACTGTTGCTAATGTCACAACTGGCAACGTATTCAAGTCTGGCAGCAACGTTGTGGGCAATGTTGGTTCATCTACCAATTACTTCAATCAGATGTTTGCAGCCACTTACAACGGTGTAGTGGTTGCTGCTTCTGGTAATGTCACTGGCGGCAATGTCATTGCTGGTGGTGCAGTCAGCGCAGGTGGTAATGTCAGCGCAGCTGGTAATGTCATTGGCGGCAATGTCATAACCGGTGGTTTGGTAAATTCAGCCACAGTCAGTGCTACTGGCAATATCACAGGTGGTAACGTATTAACTGGTGGCGCGATCAGTGCAGCATCAGTTAGCGTATCGGGCAACATTCTTGCTACCGGTGCTATCAGTGCCAGTGGCAATGTTACTGGTAGCTATATTCTTGGTAACGGTAGCCAGCTGACCGGTATTTCCACATCGGCATCCAAGATCTTTAATGGTACCAGTGAAGCCAATATTGGCACGTTAAACGGCAATGCCAACATTACCATTGGCGGTTCTAGTAATGTAGCAGTGTTTACTACCAGTGGCGTGTTGATCCAGGGCTTGGTATCGGCCACTGGCAATGTTACCGGCGGTAATGTCAATACCTCGGGCATAGTATCGGTTCTGGGTGATGTGGTTTCTGCACGTTTGTTGGTGTCGGGCAATATTGTTAGTACCGCAGCCAATGCCACTGCCAATATCGGTAATGCCACCAATTACTTCAACGTGGTACACGCACGAGCGACGTCGGCACAATATGCTGACATGGCCGAACGATTTGAGTCCGACGAATACCTTGAACCCGGTACTGTGGTAGAGTTGGGTGGTGTCAAGGAAATAACCCGTAGTCGCGCCGAACTCAGCGACAGGATTTTTGGTGTAATTAGCACCAGACCTGCTTATCTCATGAACGGTGGTGCCGGTGATGACAGCACACACCCGCCCGTGGCCATGACCGGTCGTGTTCCAGTCAAGGTTCTGGGCACGATACGCAAGGGAGATCGTTTGGTTTCTGCAGGTAATGGTTTTGCTAGAGCAGCTACCAGCGATGAGATCACGGCATTTAACGTGTTGGGTCGTGCATTGCAAGACAAGTACACCACCGAGCCGGGCGAAATTGAAGCAATAGTTACGATCAAATAATGGAAACACAATGACCTATTCAACGGGAAATTTAATAGTAGCAACTGACTATAACGGATTTGTTAGCACCACCTCGGGTAGTAATATCAATGATGTGTGGGGTACCGGATCTGGTGACAAGGGATGGGGTCAGACTGCATTAAACACAGTCAGTGTTGGAAACACAATTACGGCAACACAGTGGTCGGGTCTAGTCAACACACTTAGCACCATGGGCAGCCAAACCGGTACCACGCTTACTGCGCGTACTGCTCCCGTTGCAGGCAATACCATATCGGTGCTGGCCAATGTGGCCACTGATATCACCAGCTGCACTACCAATCGCGGTAACGCCGCAGCCAGCGGAACCATTAGCTCAACCTGGACCGGTAACACAGCAGTGACCACTGCTACCGGCAATGGTAATGATCCCTGGACGATAACATGGCAGCACACCGTGACTTTCCCCAGCGCCAACCAAGCACGATACTTCTGGAATGCAGGAGGTCTAGTGCGTATAGACATGAGCAAGACTTCTACTGGCACTGACAGCGATGCTGACTGGAACACATTTGTTAGTAGCGTGGGCACATTTTATCTTAGCGGTAGAGTAAACAGTGCATCGCAAACCATTGCTGCCAGTGTTTATACCGGCTTCACACGATCTGGCGGTACAGGCACACCCTCGCCCAACCTAACAACCACGGGTTGGTACAATCTAACACCGGGTGCAGCAGCAACCACCATGATGACTCTGACCAATACAGCGTCGGGTTATACCAATGACACCATAAGCATTGCGGCCGCAGTGGATGCTTCTGGTACCGTGTTGACTCTTACCACTACCTGGCAGGATGGTGGTGCATTTGGACCCGGACTATCACGCAATATTTCGGGCGGCACAGACACAGCTTCGCCATTCACCACATTTGGGTCGGCACCTGCGGTCTTGGTTCGATACGTACCGCCCAGCACAGCCAATGGTTTAAGTAACACATGGGGTACTCCCACAGTGGCAGTGACCTATCCTGCATTGAATTATCAGATCTATCGTTCCTTGAGACTTCGTTCTAGTGCATCTGCTTATTTGAGTAGAACTCCAGCAACCACTACCAACACGCAAACTTTTACCTGGAGTGGATGGGTCAAGCGAGCAACTTTATCAAGCGCCAATACCTATGGTATTTTTGGGGCAGACATAGGTAGTGGTTATGGTACACCACAAAAAGTTTCTATATTGTGTTTTGGTGGTGATAGTCTAGAGTGGGCCGAATATTACACTGCAAATGGAGTGACTAACGATTGGCTTTATCAGATAATTAGCACCCCGGTTTTTCGTGACCCTTCGGCTTGGTATCATGTTGTTGCTGCCATAGACACAACACAAGCAACAGCATCAAATCGTGTAAAACTCTATGTTAATGGAGTGCAACTGACCTCTTTTTCGACTGCTACTTATCCACCACAAAATTTCAATTCGTGGATTAATAATAGCACAGTGCTGCATAATTTTGGTGCCTATGGTACATCGGGGTTTAGCAGCTTTTATGATGGCTACATTGCCGAAGCCAATTTCATCGATGGTCAGCAGTTGACCCCTTCCAGCTTTGGACAAACCGACGCCACCACTGGAACTTGGGTACCCATCCGGTATACCGGTACCTATGGTACCAATGGTTTCTACTTGCCATTCACTGATTCCACTTCGGCTTCTACTCTATGCAGTGATTTTAGTGGTAACAGCAACAATTGGACACCGAACAACATCAGTATTGCACCCGATGCCACCTATGATCAGATGCGTGATGCTCCCTACTGTACTGGTCAGGCCAGTGCTACCACACCCAGTGGAAATTATCCCACCTTTAGTCCGGTAGAAAATCAATCTTCGGTTTCCTATCTCAATCCAACGCTTTCCAATGCAAACATGAAAGCCACTGCATCTGGGTTGTTGCAAATATATGCATACGCAACAATGGTTGCTACACCGGGGAAATACTATTTTGAGGGTCGTGTAGACAGCATAGGTGCCACATCGGCCACATATATTTCACCAAATAATAGTGCTGCTGGTTATCAAGCAGATGGCACTATTTACGGTTGCACCCCCAGCACTTCTGGATCCACGTACACAGCCGGTGATATTATCGGGGTAGCATTTGATTCGACTAATAACACTGTAACTTGGTACAAAAATAATGTAATTCAGGGAACAACCAGAACAGTAACAAACACATCAAGCCCATGGAAGCCCATGGTTAGTATGCAGTCATCTAGTGGATCATGGAGTATTAACTTTGGGCAGCAACCGTTCAGCTATGCTCCGCCCTCTGGCTACTCCGCACTCTGCGCCCCCAACCTTGCCGCACCTGCCATCGCGAACGGTGCTGGTTATATGGCAGCTTCGCTCTATACCGGAACTGGCGCCACACAGAGTGTGTCTGATACTGTGGGTTCTGTGTCATTTAAGCCTGACCTAGTTTGGATCAAGAGCAGATCAGCTGCTACAAACAACAACCTGTTTGATTCAGTTCGCGGAACTACCAAGTACCTGATTTCCAATAGTCAGACTGGAGAATACACCGATGCCAATACCTTGACCGCGTTTGGTAGTAGTGGATTTACTGTGGGTAGCGATGCCGGTTCGGTTGGGGTCAACATCAATACCAACACTTACGTGGCATGGCAGTGGTTGGCCGGGGCAGGAACTACCTCAACCAATACCAACGGTTCTATCACTTCAACGGTGTGTGTAAACACCACGGCGGGATTTAGTATTGCAACATGGACTGGCACAGGTGCCAATGCCACGGTGGGACATGGTCTTGGTGTTGCCCCATCTTTTTTTATGAGTATGCCAAGAACAGGAAGTACAATATACAACAAACAATGTTGGCACACTTCTTTGACTAGCAATCAATATTTGATAGCTTTGAATAGTAACGCCGCGCAGTATGGCCCTGATGCCACAATATGGAACAGTACTTCTCCAACATCTTCGGTGTTTTCTGTTGGAACTAGCACGGCAACAAATTTATCTGGCGGAACTTATGTAACCTACTGCTTCGCTCCTGTTGCAGGATTCAGTGCATTTGGTTCTTATACTGGTAATGGTGCTGCTGACGGGCCGTTTGTGTATTTGGGATTTAGGCCTAGATTTATTTTGATCAAACGTACAGACGGCACAGGCGACTGGATAATAGAAGATACTGCAAGGAATTTTTATAATGCTGCTGATCTAACTTTATTCCCCAATGCGGCAATTTATGAATCTGGCCCGTCAGTTTATTATGTTGACTTTCTTGCCAACGGATTTAAAATTAGAAATTCTACGTCTATTTACAATGCTAGTAGCGTTAATCCAAATTACATTTTTGCTGCATTTGCTGAAAATCCATTTAACTACAGTCTGGCTCGATAATTGTTGTGGTGTTGGTGCAACCCTGCTAAAATAAAGCATGGATACCAACACCACGATTGCACATGCTCGAACTCGATTTGACCACGCTCAACAACGTCGGACAATCAAAGAAAAATATCAAGCCAAATTGAATTTTGGTTATCATGGCGGCATGTTCCGAGCCTCACCTGAAATGATCACGTTTTTGAATCTGTACGGTGATCAAACCATAGTAATCCCGGATCTGTATGAAAATCCCATCACAGTCAACGCGCAAGAATTGTGCGCTCTCATGCGGGATCGATTTCAAGAACAAATGAATGCCTGGTTGGTGGAATATCAGAACTGTAATCAAACACGATGACCACCGGCGCGTTAATCTTTGCTATCAACAACAACGAGATCAATTATGAGGCCCTGGCTCAGTGGTCGGCCTGCAATATTGAACGGCATCTGGGTATCCCCACTCACATTGTGACAGAACGAGATCTAGCTCGACCTGCACAGAGTCGCTGGTTTCCCGATTACGGTCGTCACATGTTTTGGTACAATGAGTCCCGCGTGGATGCCTATCGTGTTTCGCCGTGGGAACGTACTCTGGTGCTGGATGCAGATTATGTGGTGGCCAGCGATCAGTTGTCGGTATTGTTGGACCTGGACCTGGATTTTGTAGCGCATCGTTGGGCACATGATGTCACGGGAATCAGCTCGTTTGAGGACCACAACTATTTTGGTGCGGTACGTATGCCACAGTGGTGGGCTACCGTCATGATGTTCAGGCGCAGCCGAGCCGCAGAATTGATATTTGATTCCATGATCATGATACGCGAGCACTGGAATCACTATCGGCAAATCTACCACAACCACAAAAACACCTATCGCAACGATCATGCCTTGAGCATGGCACTGGGTATCGTCAACGGACATGTGTTGGATCATGCAGCCATACCCTGGTCTCTGGCTACCTTGATGCCGCAACATCAGCTCACTTGTCAGGATCAAGACAGTTATCGGGTAGATTTCGTTAACCAAGATCGTAGATATTGGTTGCAACTCCGTGGACAGGATTTTCATGCCATGGGAAAACAACAATTGGGAGTCATAGTTGGCAATCACAGCTGAACGTGGATATCTTATACCGGCCTGGGGCGCAACCTATCTCACCTGCGCGGAGCGTCTACGAGATTCTATCCTAGAGTGGCACCCCGATGCCAACATCACCATCATGACAGATCTGCCGTACGGTGATCAAGGTGGATATGCCAATGATTGGCAAGTGTTTGGTGCTAGTCCCTATCGACAAACTATTAAACTGGAAGCCGACATGTGGTGTGCTAGTCCCATAGATCATTGGTGGACACTGTTTGAAAATCGTGATGTAGTAATCAGTTGTGGTGCTCGGGACTACTACGATCGTGTCACTGCTGTGCGACATTATCGACAGGTATTCGATGCCAACGATTTACCGGATGTTTATAATGCCATCACCTATTGGCGTCTTTCTCCTGGGGCGCAGAAATTCTTTGGCCTTGTGAGAGAAATTTTTTCCAATTGGCATGATTATCGTCGCCTATTACGGTTCAGCGAAGATCAACCCAGCACCGACGTGGTGTATGCCATGGTGGCTGTGATACTGGGTGTGGATCAAGTTACACTGCCACCTGGCCTGGGTCCAACCATAGTACATATGAAATCACACATCGCGGGAACACAACATCCCGACTGGACTCAAGACTTGATCTGGGAATTTACAGATCCCGGCTTACGTATCAATACCGTGGCTCAATGGGGCCTGGTACACTATCATCACAAGGATTGGTTATGTCGATAACACCAGAAGAATTTTGGGGCACATTACACGCTATGCCTGAACCCAAACTAGCGAGTTACCGTTTATATTACGACTCAAAAGGAAAACCTGTTTGTTATACCATGGAGGATCTCCCGGGGGAATATATAGAAATTGATGCTGAATGCTATCAACGGCAACCACTGAATGTGAGAGTGCAGCAAGGTCGGCTGGTAATATTACCCACCGGACATAAACTCAAACCCAGTGACGTCGGTACACCCTGCGATCCCAGGGATATATGTGTGGTGGTTACCACGGACCAGAATCACGTGTGTTGGAGCCAATCATGACTCAATATCTAGATATCGCAGATATTGATTGTATCTATCTCAGCTATGATGAACCCCAATGTGAAGAATTTTGGGCCAAAATCTCTAATCTAGTGCCGTGGGCACGCCGCGTACATGGCATCAAGGGTAGTGATGCTGCACACAAGGCCGCTGCCGAAGCCAGTGATACCGAACGATTTGTCTTGATCGATGGAGATAATTTACCAGATGCAGCGTTCTTCAATCTCACGCTGGAATTTGTTGATGAACAATGGGAGAAGGCGGTATATCGTTGGCGAGCACACAATCACATCAATGGTTTGAAATATGGCAATGGTGGTATCAGCTGTTGGACAAGAAGTTACGTGAATAGCATGCGAACCCATGAAGCATCAGATGGTGCCACGGAAACTCAAGTTGAATTCTGTTGGGATCCGCTGTATTGGAGCATGTATGATTGCTATAGCACTACCTATCCCAATGGTTCGGCATTCCAGGCCTGGCGTGCCGGTTTCCGCGAAGGTGTCAAAATGTGCCTCAATCAGGGGCATCGTCCCACTGTGTCTGAATTTCGTGAACGTGTACATCGCCGCAATCTCGATCATCTTACCATATGGCATAACATAGGATCTGATGTGGAGCATGGTCGTTGGGCCATGGCTGGTGCGCGGCAGGGTACCTATATGACCATGCTCACAAATTGGGATTATCATGCGGTGCAAGATTTTGATCAATTGATCCAGCTATGGGATACTGTACAAACGTCAGATCCTAGAGTATTGGCAGGTCAACTTGGTCTTGAATTGCATGAGCAATTGGGTCTACCGGTCAGCATGTTTGAAGCAGAACAGAGTGCATTTTTCAAACGTCACTATCTCGGTGATTGGTGCAACCGCGGCATCATGGTTCGCGAAATTGATGTGATACGTCGTCAAGAAGGCTGGTAATAGATACATGTCAGATAGCAACAAAGACAACCCAGGTGATCAAGTTGATACGCATTTCCGCAGCCAGTTTCTCACCGCGGCCGAACAGATGCATGAGCAGCTGGGTCCGGCTCTGTGCTTGGCCAAATGGCAACAGGTAAGCCTACACCTGCCCACGGGGCTCAACAACAGTTGTTATCATCCACCCCTGCATCGCATACCTGTGGAGTCTATCGGGCGCAATCCCGCGGCCTTGCACAACACCGACTATAAAAAACAGCAAAGAAAACTCATGCTGGCCGGCGAGCGACCCCCAGAATGCCAGTATTGTTGGAACATGGAGGATCAAGGCAAACTGAGTGATCGACATTACCGTAGTGGTGAGCCATGGGCAGCTCGAGATTTTGATCGCGTACGCAATTCAACCGGAGATGAAGATGTTGTTCCTAGCTATGTTGAAGTCAACTTCAATCACGTTTGCAATCTTAGGTGTAGCTATTGCAGTCCTCAGTTTAGTAGCTCATGGGCAGACGAAGTCACTAGATTGGGTGCTTACCCTACCCTGGTACCTCATAATGCTCCTGAGCATTTTGTTGGGGATCGCCGCCCTATTCCTGCCCGTGAACACAATCCCTATGTAGAGGCTTTCTGGCAGTGGTGGCCTGAACTCTATCCCCGGCTGACACATTTCCGCATGACCGGTGGTGAACCTTTGCTGGATCGCAATACCTATCGTGTGTTTGACTATGTGTTAGAGCATCCGCGCTCGGACCTGCATCTCTGTGTGACCAGTAACTTTTCTGTAGATGAACACAGCTGGCAACGCTACAAAGGTTACCTCCAGACGCTGTGCCAGGAGGGTCAGCTGGAACATTTCATGCAGTTTGTGAGCTTGGATAGCTGGGGAGATCAGGCCCAATACATACGTCATGGGCTCAACTTTGATCTGCTCTGGGATCGGGTGAACCAGTTCCTCACCGACATTCCATCTCGAAACAGCATCACGTTCATAGTCACAATGAACAATCTATCAGTATCGGGCCTGGAGAAATTGTTTGCAGGCATTCTGGGCTTGAGGAAAGCCTACAGTGACACCTATCAACGAATATGGTTTGACACCCCGGTATTGAGACAACCGGCTTGGCAGAGCCTGCAGATACTGCCCGAAAGCTATGTGGATCAGCTAGAACTGCTTTGGGCCTGGATGTTACGCCAGACCGAAACACCAGAAACTCGATTTCAAGGATTCAAAGATTATGAAATCGCCCGCCTGGATCGCGACATAGCTTGGATGCGTGATGGACAACGTATGCCCGAACAGCAACGCCATCGTCATATGGCCGATTTTTATCGTTTCTTTAGCGAGCACGACCGACGGCGTGGTACAGATTTTTTAGCTACATTTCCCGAGATGCGCACCTGGTGGCAGGAATGTGAATATTATGCTCGGAAAATATAGATTAGCAGTTGATCGTGGTGCTGATACCTTTTGTTTGCTTGAACCTTACGCCGACGAAGTTTTTTCTTGTTGGGAAGAGGTGAAATTCTGCAATAGCACGTTTTACATCGTGGGTAGAAATACGCTGTCTAGATCTCGTGAGGATATATTATCAAAGTCACAACGAAATGTCATATTGAGCTATACTGCCGAGGGATCGGCGATGTTGATAAGACAGATTGAATTGTTAAACATTATGCCAGCTCTCAGCAATGGTACATTGGGCTTGATGCACGGTGGCAATTATAATACCAAATTTAAATTTCTTACCACTATTAATGATTTTCCGTGTGTTGATATCGTAACAGCACCAGAAAATCTTGTAGCCCGTCAATCATGGCAACAGGTTTACGAAGATATCAATAAGCCCTACTCATTTCTTATGCTAAATGGGAGATTACGTTCGCATCGCAAGTATCTAATAGATCATCTTCGAAAACGCGGGCTCCTAGAATCTGCACTGTGGACCAATTTAGACAGAGATATAGAAATATTTGGTACTCTTCCAACACCAGACTGGAAGGAACCCATTAGATTACTGCCATCCAAGTACGAGTTTACTGAGGCTGCGAGCAAATTTAATTGCATTGATAGTCAGATGGACTGGGCCAAGAGCAAACTGTTTGAAGACGTCTCGTGGGGAGATCGAATAATCAATCCCAGAGCCTACATTGACACCTATTTCAGTCTAGTGACCGAATCGGTGTTTGAATACGATTGCAGTTTCCGCACAGAAAAACTCTGGAAACCCATGATCATGTGTCATCCGTTTGTGGTGGCAGCCAATCCGGGATTTTATCGAGATTTGCACAATATCGGATTCCGTACATTTGGGGACTTAATTGATGAAGGATTTGATCAGATTCATGATCCGGTTGATCGGGCTCAATCTATAATTGATGTTGTGGCTGATATATGTTACAATGGTGCTGAAAAATTCTTGAATGCTGCCAGAGCCACATGCGAGTATAACTATCAACGATTGTTAGAATATAATCAACAGGAAAAAAGTCGACTGATAACAGATTTGGAACAATATTTAGACAAAAGACAAATTGGAAATTAGCATGAATGATCAAGAATTCCGCCGCGTATTAGACACACTGAGTCCTAGTTTTTGTGCAGCCAAATGGTATAATGCTACTATTTGGCTTGGCAGCGGTATGACCACCAGCTGCCACCACCCACCGGCCCATTTGGTAGACAAAGATAAGGTCAGCACCAACCCTGGGCTGTTGCACAATACCCCCGAGAAAAAACAGGATCGTGCTCTTATGCAGACCGGACAACGACCGCGAGGCTGCGAATACTGCTGGAAGATCGAGGACATGGATCGTGATGCCATCAGTGATCGTGTGTACAAAAGTCGTATATATCCTATCCAGGCGCTTGAACAAGCTCGGAACACTCCCTCGGACCAGGATGTGAATCTCCGCACCTTGGAAATCAGTTTTGATCGCACCTGCCAGTTTGCCTGTAGCTATTGCAATCCTGCTTTTTCTAGCACCTGGGTACGCGATATACATAAAAACGGCGCCTACCAGGGCTTGGTCAGTGATGGACGAAATCACTTTACTCACGCACACGATAACGCCCAGCTGTATCAGTACGGCGAAATCAATCCCTACGCCGAGGCATTCTTTGAGTGGTGGGAGAGTGATCTGCATCGCACCCTACAGGAGCTCAGGATCACCGGTGGTGAACCTCTTATGTCGGGTTATACTTGGAAACTGATTGATTGGTTCAAACACAATCAAGGGCGTAGCAAGACACACCTGGCAATCAACAGTAACTTGGGCATGGATCAAAATCGTATACAACATTTCCTGCATCAAGTTGAGGATATTGAACACCTTGAGATTTATACCAGCAATGAGTCCATGGGTGTTCAAGCTGAATATATTCGTGATGGATTGAAGTTCAATCAGTGGGTGGACAACATACATTTGATATTGGATCAATCTCGTATACAGGCATTGCATAGCATGTGCACCATAAACGCTCTGTGCCTGGATAGCTTGCCCGAGTACCTCACTTGGCTCATGGCGATCAAGCAGACATACGGTCGCAATCGTGTAAGTTTCACTCTCAATATTTTACGATTTCCCAGTTTTCAATCACCGTTGGTTTTACCTCATTCGCAGCGTGATCGACATCGCAAACGTCTAGAGGCTTGGTTAGATTTCAATCGTGACAATCCTTTGTTGCACGAGCACGAAATTAATCACGTACAAAGGTTAATAGACTACCTAGATGTGGTCAAAACACCGCATAGTGAATCCTTTGACATGCCTAAATTACAGCAAGACTTTGTCAATTTTTATCATCAATATGATCAACGTCGGGGTAAACATTTTACAAATACATTTCCAAGTTTGAGATCTTGGTATGAAGGACATCTATGACATCAAGAACCTTTCCTATTAGAACCGGGGTAGCATGCCCATTAAAGTGGTCATGGAACACACTGAGATTACCAGAGGCATCCACAGCCTGTTGCCATAGGGTAATATCAACTGACCCTTTGACAGTTGAAAACTTTCAAAATTTTCACAATCATCCCATATGGATTGAACATCGAAAAATGCAACTGGCCGGAGAATTTCCCGGGCAAGGTACAAAAAAAGGATGCCAATATTGCGCTCATATTGAGGCTCAAGGTGGTATCAGTGATAGGTTATATCATATGGATCAAGTAGGCATGTCACCACCAGAATTAGAGACAGATCCAAAAGCGGTAAATGTAACACCGACAGTGTTGGAAGTTTTCATCAATAATATATGTAACATGTCCTGCATCTACTGCGACGAAAGCAATAGCACACAAATTCATGATGAAAACCGTCGCTATGGATACTCTGTGCCGGGATCTAGTGGTAGAAAAATAATACCACTGGTCAACACATCTGATCGCATAGATGAGTTAGTCGACCAGTTTTTTCTATGGCTTGACAAAAATTATCATCACCTGGAAAAATTAAACATCCTAGGAGGAGAACCGTTTTATCAGAAAGAATTTTTTAGATTAATTGACTTTGTGACAACAAATCAAAATCAAAAACTATATTTTACTGTGGTATCCAATCTAATGGTTTCGAGAAAAATCCTTGAACAGTTTGTGGATCAGATGCATCATGCATTCCAAACAGGAAAGGTGGCTCGTGTGTGTATCACAGCCAGCATTGACTGTTTTGGTGTCGAACAAGAATATGTACGTTACGGATTAAATCTAGAACAATGGAAACAAAATTTTGAATTCTTGTGCAGTCACCGGTGGATCGATATAAACATCAACAATACCATCACTAGTCTCACAATTAAAACACTACCGGACCTGTTGACCTACATCAATCAAATACGGCAGACTCGAAATATACATCACGCATTTGGATTAGTCGATGGGAGACCACACCTACATCCAAGAATCTTTGGTCCGGGATTTTTTGATCAAGACTTTGAACACATTTTGACTCTGATGACCAACTATTCTGATCCCGACTTTACAAGACTAAATTATATGAAGGGCTTGATAAAATCTATCAACGCAAACACAATTGACTTGACTGAACAACATAACTTGAAATGTTACCTTGATGAAATTGATCGTCGTAGGAATCTCAATTGGCGATTGGTTTTCCCTTGGTTGTCTGAGAAACTTGGGGTATGACTGAACAGTTGAAGTTATTTTGTCTGGCACCTTGGGTACATACGTACCTCAGTCCCCAGACTGAACGCAGGATGTGTTGCGCCAGCCGGGAACCTGCACAAAATTTCCAACAATACATTGACACAGCCGCGGGAACCGGTCAATACATTCCCATCACGCTGGACGAACATTGGAATTCGGATCATATGCGTAGCGTACGTCGACGCATGATGGCCGGGGAAGAATTACCCGAATGTGAAGTATGCAATCACAAATTGCTAAACACCAATGTGTACCGTGATTACTTCAATCAACTGTTTGGACATCGTCGCGAAGAAGCCATACGTCTTACTGATGCGGATGGCTCAACTCAAATGCGTCCTGTGAGTTGGGACTATCGGTTCAGCAACCTGTGCAATTTCAAATGTCGTACCTGCGGCGACATGCTGAGTAGTGCTTGGGAAACCGAGCAACGACAACACAACATGATCAATTGGGATAATCCGCAAAACGCCTGGCTACGGCCCGAAGTACGACAGCAAATCAATCAGTTCCAAGACACTCAAGTTGAGCAGGAATTTTCTCAAGCAGTTGAACAGCATCGCGTGGAAGAAGTTTATTGGGTAGGTGGCGAACCCTTGATGTATGAGCAACATTGGCGATATATGCAACGTATAGTAGAACTAGGTGATGCACCAAAACTCTATGCTAGATATAATACCAATCTCAGTCGTGTGGACTATCGTGGTTTCAATCTTTATCGGGATATCTTGAGTCATGTGCGGGATTGGCAGATCTGTGCCAGTCTTGATGGTACCGGCAAGATTGGCGAGTATATAAGAACCGGTTTGGTATATCAGCAATGGTTGGAGAATTTCCAACAGGGTATGACTATACAAAGAACCCCGCGACAGATGCGTATAGACTTTACTCTGACACTGCCGGGACTGTTAGAAGTTGAATCCATACAACGTCTAGCCAATCAATTGGGTGTGCAGATATTGGCCAAGGTCATATTCAGCTTCAGTCCTGATATCGTGATGAGTCCCTTGGCCTTGCCTCGCCCGCTATTGGAACAGTGGGTCACTCGTTTGTGTACAGTGACCAATGGCGCCTTGAGAGATGTGCTGTTGCAGCTCGCGGCTAGACCCACGTTCCAAGAAGCTTGGCCTCGGGATTGGGAACAGGGGTTACAACGTGGCAAACGTAGGATTTTGAAGCTAGAACGCATACGTGGTGATACATACGGTATGGCAGACATTTTATCACAGGATCGGGACTTATATGACTGGTGGAACAGTATTAGATCGGATTGAAATGGTATTGCGTGGGGATCGAGATCACAAAGTCAAAATAAACATTGATGTATTTGATTCTTCGCTATCACGCAAGTGGTTATCGGCACTCAACATCTTGATACGTGATGCATATCACTTAGAAAAAAACTACTGCTTTGTGGGTTTTGTAGATCATCCCAGGAACGGTGCCTTTATATTAGATCAAGTCAATGCCAGTGTTGCAGCCATAAATTCTGCCAATCTTGGTTACCATATTGATGATCGTTTCTCCATGGAAGATTGTATCGAGTCTGGGCCAGTGGGCAATGGTCTTCCGGGCAGAAAAATCAAACGAGAACGATTTAACCGATTACATCGTTATTTTGAAGACCTGCAAGGCACCAGCGGTCGCATGAGCCAATATTGGAACCAAGCCGACACTACCACCAGATGGCATATCCGACAGCTAAATCTCTTGTGCCATGAATTTGAATGCTGGGCAACCAGTTATCGTAAACGTATACAAGCCCCTGCTTGGCAACGCCCTAGTCAGCTCATGTGTTGGATCAATGCACCAAGGTTTGTATTGGATGCGCAAGATTACGAGCTGTTTGGTATAGATACCATTAATCGACCCCAGGGTGGTGTATTTGTTGGTGTCAACAAAGCAGTGGGCAAACATCACTGGGAAGTGTTCTGCGACGAAGGACGAGACAGTAGAGTAGGCGAACTAGTGACTAGCGCATTACGAAGTCAAACCGAGGCCGCAGGCGACTTTGATATAGAATGGGCCAATGATCCCGGTGAGTATGAATTCCAGAAAAAAATGCTCGGGGAATTCCGGCAGTGGTTATTGGCCAACGGTTTTGATCCCGAAGATCCTGCTCTCACAATAGGACATCCACAGGTAGGACAAGTAAAATTACGCGAGGCATTTGGTACATTGAACTATGCCGAGATATGGCGCAGTTTGGCCAATCATCTTGATGTCTGGAGTCTACGTACTAGCGATGCCTACACAGAATATCCATATCGCTGGGATGATGCTGATTTCCAGCAGCGGCAAGTTGACTGTTTAGAAAAATCAAATCGTAGATCCCGTTAATCATGTTTGATGTTTTCTATATCAATCAAGCCACCGGTTTGTTTCCGCACGAGCGATTGGCAGACACTATAGATCATGCTCGTTTGCAGAGTCGCACACGTTACCTGTGGATAGCACATGGGGCAAATGACTATACCAAATTTGATTGGTTGTGGGAACCCACACCTTGGCAAGCTCATCAAGCTCACGTATGGCCCAGTCAACACCAGGAAAATGGTGATACTTGGCTGATCCCACGCGAGGGTTTTCGAGATGTAAATCGCGATCACCAAATCGTGACCAGAGTCTCCGGCGCGCCTAGACTACACATCAAACACTGTGTTGATTCTCCCGATGCAGGAGATGTGAACACACGTTTTATTTCGGACTATCTGGGCACATTGCGCAGGGCATTGGCCAAGGTCAATTGGGATCACTGTTGGGTCACATCTGACCTATGCGATTACACTGTATTTGATTGGACCTGGCACCCCAGCGAGTGGCAGCAGGATATGTTGCATGTGTTTGCTAGTAGTGAACAGAGATTTGGTGATACGTTTTATGTGCATGTACCCAGTTTCTTGGAACGCAGCCGTGATATCGCATTGCTGGAATGGTATCCAACTCTAAATTTTGTAGAAAAACTATCGGTACCAAGAATGCCACCCCCGGTAGTTCAACACAATTATAGCAGCCAGGTACCGGCGGTGCAGCAACATACCTTTGATCATCCCGTGGTGCAATTTACCAATCAACAGACAGTGGATCCGGTTCCTGCTGTGAATCTCTGGCGAGAACAAACTCGTACAGTGATACCATTAACACCGGGTGCTAGTTCAATTCTGGTACCACGTGATGTCAAGAATCATTTGCGCAACCAAATATATGATTATCCACACATAGATCGATCACACCAATATGTAGGAACTGATACAACTTTGGATGTGGTGTTTATCAGCAACGGGGAACCCCAGGCCGACAACAACTATCAACATCTTCGCTGGGCAGTTGAACGCGCAGACAGCAACAGGATTACTCATGTGGCAGGTGTAAACGGTCGTGTGGCTGCATATCATGCTGCGGCGCAGGCCAGCCGTACTGACTGGTTCTTTGCTGTGTTTGCCAAACTAGAAGTGGACCAGAACTTTGACTGGTCCTGGCAACCGGACCGTATGCAACAGGCCAAGCACTACATCTTCCATGCGCGAAATCCAGTAAATGGTTTGCTGTATGGACACCAGGCCATGATCGCATACAATCGCGAACTGGTCCTGAGCAATCGGGGACAGGGTCTAGATTTCACTCTGGACCAACCTCATGAGGTAGTACCTATATTGTCGGGCACAGCATTCTATACAACTACGCCTTGGATGGCCTGGCGTACCGCTTTTCGCGAAGCCCTCAAACTACGACATAGCCTGCCCGATACTGAAAATGAATATCGCCTGCGACAATGGCTCAAACACCCCAAACACATTCATCCTCATTCTTATGATATATGGAGCGCATGGGGTGCGCAAGATGCCATGGAATACTACGATGCGGTTCGGGGTGACTTTGACCAGCTACGCAAAAGTTACGAGTGGACCTGGCTGGCTAGCTATGCACTTCTGCGTAGGAATCTAACAGCTGATCAATGATGTATTCTACTTCAAGATCCGTAAGTTCTGGGTAGCAGGGTAGGCTCAGCACACGCCGACTCAACATGGAGGCCTTGCTCAACAGGTCTGGACCCGGATAATTTTGATAGGCGTCCATTTCGGTCAGGGGTAGTTCGTAATGAACCCGTGTTTCCACGCCACGTATCTGCATCTGACGTGCAATGCGATCTCGCTGATTAGTATCAATTACAAATTTGTGAAAGCAATGTGTTTGAACATTGGTATCATCGATCAAGCATCGTATCTCGCTGGCAGCCAGACGTTCTATCCAGTAATGTGCTATCTTCTCTCTACGCTGCTGCCATTGATCTAGGTGCTGTGTCTTGACCCAGAGCTGAGCACAATCCACCTCGCTCATGCGACTGTTGGTGACCGGGTGGTCATGTGAGAATCCCGAAAGGCGCCCGTTGTCCCGCCACTCTCGAGCAAACTCTGCCAGACCCAATTGGTTGGTCAACACCGCACCACCATTGCCATAATTGCCGAGATTTTTAGTAGGGTCAAAACTGATAGCAGCAGCTCGCCCTACTCTTGTACAATCTGAGCTGAGCCAGTGTTGAGCTGCATCTTCCACTAACAATGCAAAATCAAGATTAAAGATGCTCCAAGTACGATAGGTGCGATTGTGATCCAATGCCGCCCCATAAAGTCCCACTGGGCATACAGCATCAAATTCAGTCAGCTCGGGTAAGGTGTTGATGTCCATGATACCATAACGATCCACATCCACGAAATGTATGGTCCAACCAGCACGAGCCCAGGCATTGGCAGTGGCGGGATAGGTCAAGGCTGGTAGCATCACTCGGGGACAAGAATCAGGCGCATGCGATTGCTTATAGAAGGTGGCCATTATTTCCAAGGCTTGTGTACCCGAATGGCAAGTGACTGCATATTGCACACCGTTGCGATTGGCTAACCAGTGCTCAAATTCCACAGTCCAGTTACCATTCATGACTTGACCGGTGCGCAGCACCTGATCAGTTACGTCCAGTATCTCCTGGCGTATGTTATGATACTGTTTTTGGAGACCGATAAAGGGAATTCGCAAGCCAGTCATGATATTTTTGGAAACCTTGTTCGATGTCAACCCGGGGCGCATACCCCCAGCAATGTTGAGCTGCTGATATATTTAACGATCCACGACTGGGAAAGGCCAGATCACGATCTAGAACTTCAATACAGCCCTGCCCAGCTATGCGCACTGCTAGTTCTGCCGCTTCTAGCAGGGTGCGACTTTGACCACGCGTGATGTTGAATGTGCGATTGCGCGATTGATCGTGTACGGCTGCCGCAGCTATACCAGCAGCCACATCGTCCACATAGGAAAAATCCAGTGCTTCGTCGGCACCACGTACTCGCAGGGTTTCACCACGCATGGCGGCTAGTAAGAATCGAGAAACCACACGATCTTCCACGTCTCGGGGGCCATACACAGCACTGGGACGTATGATGCAATGATCAAAACATCCACGCCTATGATAGTCATATACCAACCACTCGCCAGCCAGTTTCAAGATACCATACTGTCCTTGTGGCACACAGTGGGACCATTCACCTACCTGATCTGAGAAATCACCATACACCATGCTGGAGCTCACATAAACGAATCGATCCACTTCATGTGAGGTGCTGGATTCCAAGAGATTCAGCAGACCCTCGCTCATGGTCCTAGCACCCAATTGGGGGTTGGCATTTACCACCTTTTGTCGGGGGAAGCTGGCTAGATGTATCACGGTCTGGGGACGATGACGACGCATCACGTAGTTAATGCCACCACTATCTGCCACATCAATTGAGTAGATGTTTGTGGTGGCGATCAGACTTCTACGCTCGTCCATGATCCAACTAAGCTCGGACTGAGGGATCACACCATAATCAGTTTGGGTATCCACTATGACCACATCATGCCCCTGAGCTTCCAAGCAAGCACTTACCCTGTGTCCAATAAATCCCAGCCCACCTGTGATCAGGATTGTAGACATTTTGCTCTATCTAGATAAAAACGCATACTGTATTGTATGCGAATTGTTATTAACTAGCGATCAATTTGGTGCTCATAGGAAATATGGCAGCGATGGCTTGGGCACAGGACAAGGCTACCTGTTGATGTTCCAGCTGTGTACCATTGGCAGATCTCAATTGGATAAAATGTACCCAGCTACGCAAGGTGCCATTCATGTACATACGACTCTGTGTGAGTCCTTCGGGCAGCACAGCCCGGGCCTGCTCCTTGGCTATGCCCATGTCAATGGCCCAGCTATATGTTTCTCGTACCAGGCGTATTAATTGTCGCTGTCGATCCTCCCACTCTTGGTAGATCTCGCGATGTTCAATATTGTTTATTGGATCCAGCTTTATACTATTTTGTCGATTCTGGGTATCCTGTAGACGAGCTTCCCGAATCTCAAACTCAAGATCTCGGGTGGGATCTGCATAACGTTGACTAAACTCCTGGAAGCTGAAACTGCGGTGTCGTAGGATCTGCCGTGCGATATCTCGTGTGGTGGTTATTTCCAAACAAGCCGAAACCATTTCCAATGGGCTCCAGTGCTGATGTTTGACAAGATATCCAATGAGCTTTTCGCTGGTATCTGTGTTGTATTGATTTGCGGGGTTTGATACTCGAGCACAGTAGGCAATCAGTTCTTGAGCGTCAGAGATTCCGGCTGTTTGAAATTCTGTGGTGGGTTGACTATATGATACAAGACGTACCTGCATAAGATTTTTCTCCTGATAAAAATTAATTGTAGACTTGTAACAATAAAAATACAATCAATATATGACCGATGTCAAATGCCCCGGAGAAGTTTATCAGTCTCGGGTTGTACCAATTCCGCCACAGCCCGCACATCTATGATCCAGTCTATGTCCTGTATTTCTTCACCGTAGGCAGTGAGTGTAGTGTGAAGCAGGGTATGGATTTGTTCTATATCCATACCCTGTTGCTTCATTAATTCAAAATTCAATGTACGACGACGTTTGTTGGTCAGCCGTATGATGATTTTTTTGATACACTCTAATGGGAAGTCGGTCTTTTCCACATCATTGATGATGCACTCCCATTTGGCTAGAGATTCATCACTATGCTGCGGCATCTGCGCTGGCCTTGGGCTTGCTAGGGCGACCTCGACGGCGTGGTGTAGTTGGTGCCTCGGCTGTTGGTGTTGCGACTGTTACATCACCGGCATTCACGCTGGGATACATTTGCTCAGCCTCTTTTTTCATACGAGCAGCCTCGGCTATGAGCCCTTTTGCTTCGCTTTCCATGCGTTTGGCTTGGGCTAACATATTACCAGCAATGGCTCGATCATCTAGGGCACTATTTGAGGGGGCTTGTACTGGTTGTGTATGGGCAGCGCGTCGCCGTTGTTCTTCTTCCAACCGGTCTCGTTTGAAATTAGCTTCGGCAGTTCTTTTGACATTGGGATCCACCAAACCTGAATTCTTGTCCAAGTCGGACATGCGTTTGGCAGCTTCGGCACCAGATTCCATCTCCTTGACCAAGCGGTTCAACTCATCTAGTTTGAGTGAACTGGTGGGTGTGGGGGTCACAATGACCTGGTTGGTAGCTATTTTCTTCAGCATACCTTCGCGATGCAGGGCTTCTAGGATCACGCGTCCATCGGGCAAGAGATTGCGATGCAGAGCATTGGCCAATACTGCTTCGGCTTGGCCCACAGGGCTTTCAATCACTTTCATGATTGACGATTCAAATGAGCTAGGAAGTGTTTCGGGATATACCACAAGGCACATGTGATCTTCGCCTGGGATTTCTCGGAATACTATGGCCACTTTGCGATCGCCGTGGCGTCCAATATGTTTTAACATGGTGTTTCTCCTTTTGATGGTTCGTTGAGTTCTGTCTGTGTTTGGGCCTGTTGCAAGAACACAGTAATCTTGTCGTAGGTGGCACCTATATTACTCATTTCGTTGGCGCGAAACGCACCACGAGCACAGGCAGCTTCTAGCAAGGTCTTGATGTTGGCTATGTCAGCCACTGTGAGTTGGGTATCCATGCAGATATTTAAGTCAAAAAAAAGCCCCGAGAACAAATCTCGGGGCCATTTTGGCAAAGTTGACTAGCGATGTTCTTCGTATAAAGCAAACACACCAAAGGGCGGATTGGGGTTACGATCACCATGTATGATCCACACAGTGTCGCAGTAGTTGGGATCACCCCATGAACCGCAAGGATAACCGTCAGTAAACACGATCATCTTCTTGGGCTCGATCTCGGCCTTCTTGAGATAGTCAAACATGCACTCAAACATGGTGCCGCCACCGCCTGCCAGCTCGTAGTCCACGATGTCGTTGATGTCGTCGCTGTTGTATTGCTGCGGGTTGTAGACTTCGGTATCAAAACACGCAATATGGATCCGATAGTTTTCAAACGTCTCCATGATGCCCCGGATCTCGGTCAGGAAGTCACGTGCCTGGTCCTCACCAATCGAACCCGACATGTCCATGAAGCAAACGATGTCGATAGCATCAGTGGTCTTCATGCCTGGCATCACAGCATCCATGTGCCAACCTTTGCGACTGGCGCGCATCCAGGTAAAGTCACTCTTGACCGTGCTCTGGATCTGCTGGCGAATCAGTTCGCGCCAGTTCATCTTGTGCTCGGTAAGGTCCTGGATCATGCGTTTGACACCTGCAGGCAAGTCGCCGGCACTGCATGTCTGGGCCGCGCTGAGCACAGCCTCCTTGATCTCGTCACGGATCTGTTGCTTTTCTTCTTCGGTGAGCCGGGGACGACCTTTGCCTTTGCCTTCCTTGTCGCCCTTGCCATCGCCATCGCCGCCGCTGCCCTCCTCATCACCATCCAGGTGATCGTCCAAGAGCATGTCGATCAGTTGGTCCATGTTGATCCGTTGCACATTCTGCATGAGATCGTTGTAGACTTCTTCTGAGCTCTGGCCTTCGTATTTGGGATCATACAGGCAGGGAACCGAAGTGATGAACTCACCCACGCGATGTTTCTTGAGATCCGCGTTCACGCAGAAATCGTTGGCAATGTTCCAGATCTGGGGATCGCGTTCACCGCGACGACCAAAGTGATCATAAACGCAGTGCAGCACCTCGTGCCCAAACAGGAACATGATCTCGCCCGGCTTGAGCATTTCGATAAAGCGGGTATTGTAGTAGAAGTGACGTCCATCTGTGGCAGCGGTAGCGCACCACTCGTCTGCATTCACCAACTTGAGCCGGGTGGCCAAGTTACCAAAGAAACTGGCCTTGAGCAGCAGTCCCACACGCGCCACCACCAGCTTCTCGCGAACTCGGGCGTCCAGCTTGGTGTCCATGGGGCCAATCAAGT